TGGCGAAACAGTATAACAACTAACTAAAGGAGTTTATTATGTTTGATTGGTATAACCAGCGTAAACTGCAAAAACAACTAGATAAACTCTTAATTGCAGACATTGACCTTCAACAGGATTACAATAAACTGCCCGTTACTGACGATATTTCTCAACTTAAGCGTGAGAAGTTAGCCATTGAACAGCAGAAGTTAGCTTTGTACTTCGATGAACTTAAGTACCAAATCAGTAACTTTACGTACATTACCACTAGTACGTGTTTTAGTAAATTCCGTAAACCAATTAACTCTGAAGGTACACTGTTTGAAGTAAACCCATACGTATACACAAACGATGAATTTTTATCGAGTATTACAGCATCTGATCATTTAATTTCACAGTATGACTCATACATTACTGAGTGTGACTTATTACTACACGAGGTTTGTATAAACCCTACTACCCATAACGCAAAACCTTGGCTAGTACAAGCACTAGTTAATGACCGTAAACGTACACAGATCAACCACTCTATTACTTATTTATCTAATTATATACCTAATAAATTACTAATTAAACTTTCAGAAGACAACCATCGTGAGCTATTTAAGCTCAGTAAGTTTTCTTTGGGTTTTTCAGACATAACTAAAGTGCAGATTTATACTGCTTACACAAATACTACGTACTATTCAGTACTTAAGCAAGCTCTTATTGAACTGGCTAAGTCTACTAATACTAATATAATACTTATTAATCAATCTGAATCAGCTGAAGGAGGAATCTAATGCTACCAGTTATCCACAAACAACAGGACGAGTACTGGCAGTTTACACCAGATTTCTTTGATGCCTTACAGAAAGCTTCAAATGATCATTTTTTATTCAGTATAATTAATAGACATGATAATACTGATGATTATACCTTCAGAAAAGAAGTTACTAAACGTATTTTACGTAATAAGGAATTTTACAAAACGTTTCCATTTAGAAAAGGAAACAGCCACGAACTTGGGATAGAACTTTACAGTGATAACTTAGGTAATTTTGTTATACCTTCAGAATACGTAGTTTACGTACCAGCTATCGATGCGACTGTGGACTTTTCTACTTGCCAGGATTATTTCATCTATAAGGCAAGTGACGCTCATACCGGCACGACAGTAGTTAACGCAGCACTGAAAGAGGGATATAAACTTATTAACATTCACGGATCAATACTTATCGAAATGGCTAAAACTAATCCATATTTTAGCACAAACCAACCTACAAAGGAAATATTATGAATTTTAAACAATTCGCACAATTAGTGCACAACCAATTCAACCATATGGCGAATAACTACCCACTATTCAGAATGAATATCGATAGAGACGAAATTAAAGAACATTACCTTAATGCGTTCCCGGAAGGAACTAATCCTACCTACATCACTAACACTAAGCATGATTGTTCATGTTGTAAGAACTTTATCAGAAACGTAGGTAATTTAGTAGCAGTAAAAGATGGTAACTTTATTTCAGTATGGGATATAATTGTTGATGATGAGTACCAAGCTGTAGCAGATAGTATGTCAGCTTACGTAAAAACTAAACCTATTCACTCAGTATTTTATGCTTCTGAGAAGAAATACGGAGCATATGAATCTAAACAAACCTTACCTGACGGTTCAGTTATTAACTGGAATCATTTCCACTGTGAGATGCCTTCTAGCCTGTTTAAAGGCCCTAGTGTCGGAGAAATTACTGGACAAGCAACTACTTCAGCAACTATGTTAACTACAGCTATTGAATCGTTTAAACTATCCGCACTTAATGATGTTATTGAACTTATTGAATCTAATTCTCTGTACAGAGGGGACGAGCATCTTAAGGCTGTTAAACAGTTCAAAGATTTATTTAACAAATCACTGTCGTACTCTGGTACAAAGAGACTCTTCGGATTTGAAAATTATAATAACCCAGCAGCTAGGTTCAAGAACACAGTTATTGGTACATTAGTTGAGGACCTATCTAATGGAGTCGACTTAGTATCTGCAGTTAAGTCTTTTGAAGCTAAAGTAGCTCCTCAGAACTATAAACGTAGTAAATCTCTTATTACACAGGGTATGATTAATAAAGCAATGGAAACTATCACTGAACTTGACCTTGAGCCTTCTTTAGCTAGAAGACATGCAACTATTCATGATGTTAATGTAAATGACGTATTATTCTCTGATACTGCAGTTCAATCTCTAATGAAAGGTGGTGTAGCAGATCTGCTTAAACAAGAAGTAAAAGTTAAGAAACCAACTACTGATAATGCTCAGGATATCTCAATTGAAGATTTCTTAGCACATCAATTACCTAATGCACAATCTATAGAAGCTTTAGTTGATAACAAACACCAATCCAACTTTATGAATATTATAGCACCTATTAATGAGTCTAAGCACTTACTTAAATGGGATAACAATTTTACATGGTCTTATAATGGTAACGTTACTGACTCTATGAAGCAACTAGTGCAGTCATTTGGGGGTAAAGTAGACGGAGCAACTAGGTGTTCTATTATGTGGAATGAAGATAACGATAATCCAGATGATCTTGACTTATACTGTAAATCACCATACGGTCATATCAAATACTCAAATAAAGGTAATGCAGCATTTAACCTTGATGTTGATATTACTAGCCCGGGTAGTAAAGTGGCAGTAGAGAACATTGTTCATGCTCACGGTAAAGTAAAACAAGGTATATATGAATACGCTGTAAATAACTTTTCAGCTAGAGGAGCCACATCAGGTTTCAAAGCAGAAATTGAGTTTAACGGAGAAGTATTTGAATACAGTTACCATAAACCACTTAGTGACAAGGAAAACGTTAGGATAGCGACATTAGTTGTGGATTCTTCTGGAAATATAACTATTACACACCACTTAACCCATTCTCAGTCATCTAAAACTATTTATGGTGTTAAAACTCAGCAGTTTGTTAAAGTAAATAATATTATGTTATCCCCTAACCATTGGCAAGATAACTCTACCGGTAATAAGCATTATATGTTTATACTAGATGGTTGTAAGACTACTGATCAAGTTAGAGGATTCTATAACGAATTCTTAGCCGCTAATCTTAATGAACACCGTAAAGTATTCGAAGTATTAGCATCTAAAATGAAAGTAGAAGCAGCGAATGAACAATTAGCTGGACTAGGCTTCAGCTCTACAGTGAATAACGAGGTAGTACTTAAAGTGACTAACCCTAATTCAACAAAACTATATAACGTACAATTTTAGTACGTTATATACCCATTACTCGGTAGCTCAGTGGTAGAGCGTCATCCAAAATCTGTAGCTCAACTGGTTAGAGCACTAGCTTAGTCTAGGGGTTCTAGGTTCAAATCCTAGCAGATTTACCATTACACGATGAAGGCCGTAGGTTCAATCCCTACTCGAGTAACCTATTACCGTATAGCTCAGTCGGTAGAGCGCTTGCCTTAAAATGCAAACAAGCAAGATGTCTCAGGTTCGATTCCTGATATGGTAACCTTATGGCCAAATTGGCAACCACAAATAACAAAGGAAATAATATGAATTTATTCAAAGAAGCAACAAAACACAATTGGACATTCCAATCAACTAAAGGTGTACTTAACGTACAACAGCTATGGCAATTAACTCCAGCACAACTAAATGATATTGCTATGGAGCTTCATTCGCAGTTTAAGCAGTCAAAAAAGAAATCCTTTCTAGACACAACTGAACCAGATACATTAGCTGAACTACAACTTAATTTAGTTGTAGATATTATTAAAACTAAACAAGACGATAAATTAGCAATTCAGTCAGCTAAAGCAAATACTTCACATAACGATATGATAGATGATCTTATTGAAAAGAAGAAAAATGCACAATTAGCTGAAATGTCTATTAAAGACTTACAAGCGATGAAAAAGTAGTAATTACAATTTTACGAAAGGAGAAAATATGGAATTAACATTACAATGGTTCTGGTTAGCTAAACTAGCTTTTAGTGCAGCATTCTTACTTGCTTTGTATAAAGCATGGAGAACGTCTCAAGCATCTTTTGAAGCTGGTGATAACAAATTATGGAATAAGTGGACTACCGTATCATTAGTTATACTAGTACTGCAGATTATATCACCAGTAAAAATGGATGTAAATACTAAAGCTAAAACTGACTATGCGAATACTCAAATTGAGCAATCAAAAGTACTACCAGCTAAAACAATAGATAACTCATTTGATAAATCGGTTAACAAAGACTTCGGTATATCAGCTGAAGATTTAAAATAGGAGAAAACATGTTTAGTATGAAACAAAACGGAAGTGACTTAATTAAGTCAACACTAAGTCAGTTTGAAAGTGTAAAAACTAAGCTTCAAGAGGGTATTAATTTATGTCAAGAAAGTATTAATACTAACTTAAAAACAATGGAGTTGTTAGATGCAGAGAATGCTGATAACGATGCCAGTATTGTACAGGCTACAAACACAATCGAACAACTTGATAAACTACTAGGCGCTTAGTCGTCTAGCGCAAAGGAAAATAAATGAAAAAACAATTAATAGTATTAGTATTAGCCGGTTTGGTGATGTTTGGATTTACAGGCTGTAACACGCAAGTCCCAGCAGGACACAAAGGTAAAATTATGGGTAAAACTGGTTTCCAGCCAGAAGTATACCCTCCATCTAAAGTTTGGTTAAATAACAATATTTGGAATTTAACTCCTGAAAAAATGTTTTTAGTACAAACAACAACTAAGAAATATTCTCAACCAATTAAAGTATTGCTTAAAGATAAACTTACATTGAAAGCTCATATAGTATTCAGAGGAAGAATTAGTGGTGATAACAAAACTATCAGTACAATCTTTAATGATATGCAAATGGACGATAAGATAGTTACTACAGACGAGGTATATAATACTTACGGTAAAATGGTAGTACTTAATACAGCGAGAGAAGTTATATCACAGTACAATGTTGATGAAGTAAATACGAATTATGCTAGAATTACTGTAGAACTATATAATGCAATTAAACCTAAGCTAGACCACTTACCTATCGAAATCTCTGATGTAACTATCGGAAGTATTGAATATCCAGCAATCGTAACTGAAGCTATTGAAAAAGCTAAAGAAAGAAGAATGGCTATTGAAAAGGAAGAAGCACAAGTTCAAATTGAGTTAACTAAACTAAAGGGTAGAGAAGCTATCGCTAAAGGTGAGTACAACATTAAAATGATTGAAGCTAAGAGAATTGCTGACTACAATAAGAAGATCGCTTCAGGTATTACTAAAGACTTATTAGAGCTTAGAAGACTTGAACTTAGAGAACAAGAATTAACTAAGTGGGATGGTAAGTTACCAACAACACTTATGGGTGGAAACGTCCCGGTTATAGTTAATACTAAGTAGGAACTATTATGCTTTCTCATATAATCTCAGCTGCAGCTGGAGCACTAGCTACTCTTTACTTTATTGGAATTACTGTAGAACGTAAACCCCAATTTAACAGTGAGTATATTGTAGGCTTTAAGCAATTAGACGTATCGAATTTTAAGTGTATAAAAGCTAAAGACAGTTTCTTTAAAAACCCTATTACTTACAAAGAAGATTCTTTTGTAAGTGGAGAATAATGTATAGGTAGACGAAGTATAGAGCCTATACAATAGCAGAAACAGACTGTCAAATCGACTAAATCCTGAACAGTTCACATAGTAGAGCCAGATGACTTAGTCGTGAAGTCTTTAAATTTATACACAAATTATTTTTATATGTTAACAGTAAGGGAAATTTTATCAGTATAATGCGAACACGCAAATCTACACTACTATTTATTATTAATTAAGAGCATCAACAATATCCATATAGGGAAACCTTGCTGGTGATATGACATACTAACGCGTAGGACGTATGTAAATGGTCTTTGACCTTCATTGTTGGAAAACTACGACATAATCGACTATACGAATGCATGTAGTATAGTCGGATCCTTTAGGTGCTTTTAGTTAATAGTAATAAATGAAGATTAAAATACAAAGGAAATATAGTGAATACAACATTAATAATAGCAGTACTTGTAGGTTTTATAGTACTTACACTGGGTATAACAACTTACAATAAGCAGCAAATGGAGTCTGACATAGCATTAGCTAAGGCAGGACTTGAACAGTGCAAATCTGTACCAGACTTTCAAAGTCACGCAGGTGTAATTTGGGTTAAGGATTGCAAAACATATGTAGAAGCTATAAGGAATAAGTAATGGAACGAAAACTACGTATAGAATTACAAAGTGAGACCGCTAAACCGTTCTTAGTATATGCTAGTGAGAAATTAGGCACAGAAGTCAATCTAGCTACATTTTCTGGACTGTTAAATTGGGATGATTCTAGTCCTGATTCTTTAACTACATTCTCACTTGATGGTTATATACTCAGCAAATCAGAGTATGATGAATACCTTGACTTGAAAGATCTTATAATTAGAATCAAAGACACTATTTAACCAGGTGTGGTCACCTTGACCCTAATAACTAGACCTAGCTCCTGAGTATGAGCCTAAAAGACTTCTATATAATTTATACCCTTTGGTCGAGGGCTGACCCTAAAGATTGCTCAAGACTTGGTCTGCTTGAGTATTTAGATTAGCTAACAGCTATACATCAACTGTACCTAGGAACGTGCCGAAACAAGCAGACATCCTAGGCTAAGTCACAGTAGAGCCCAAAAGACATTGATCCGTCAAGTACACGTTATACAGCAGTTATAGAGTCTCCCAAACGTCGACCTCTGGAAGAGATGCTCACGGTGTATAGTTGTTAGGTGATCTAACTGATCTGCATGAAACGCTAGTGAAAGCACAGGTGTAGAGTTATTGGATATTCACTTATCTCGAATACGTAGCCTACGAACAAACGGGTAGTGATCAGACGGCAGACGCACTACATAATCAATAGTACGAGGCAGGAGTTTACTTCTAACCTCTTCCTATTGTGTTTATCAGATTGATAGCCGTAAGCTATTGCCGATGGTAAGGGAATTCGGGATATAAAAGAATCCTGGTGTGTGCACCAGTTATAGTGCACACATACGAGAACCTTTAGGCTCAATTGGTAGAGCAGGCGAGGGGCCGGGATCGTTACCCGTATTATGGATGGTCCACCCTGCACGGTTTCAGGTTCGAATCCTGAAAGGTTCACCACTTAAGAGCCACACTATAAGTATAAAATCGTGGAGTTTGCTGGCTTAAAGCAATGTTTCACTGTGTGTTTAGACAACTATCATAATTCGGTGGGTATTGTTGTACTTGTCGTATCGAAGGTAGGCTATGATGCAAGGCCTAGAAGTGTTAGTGATTGCCGTAACAACAATTATGGCTCAGTTGAAAATCAGCATAGTTTATTGTGTGACTGGCACATAAACACTAAAAACAGTCTATAGATGGATCAGACAATATCGGAGCAATTCTGGTAGGAGTCTGATCTAGTGTGTAGATTTGATGCCGACACTGATGTCGGTCTCAAAAACAATTTATAACTAAAGGAGATTTGATGTTAAATTTTTTACAAAACTTATTATGCAAAGATATAGTGCATATAACATGGAATGGGACAAACAAAGATGGTAACTTCCATAAAATTTTAGTGGATAATAAAACCAATGAAACACTGCAATATATTGAAGGGTATAGAGGACAAGAAGATACCCTATTTTATGTGGACTCTCTTGGTGGTTATATTGAACCAGACACAAAACTATTTATTTATAAAAATAAATTATATAGAACCAAAGGATAAATAATGATTAAATACCGTAAAAACGACAACTGGGGAGTTATTTCTTTCAACACTGATAAGAATATCGACCTAGAGTCAAAAATACTATCAGAACTAAATCTCCAGGTAAGCAGTACTATGGACATCGACATAGTGGATATTAATATTAACCTATCGGCAGCTAACATCTATCATGTGTCTGTATTCTATGCACTGGTATAGCTAATGCTTGACTATGACACTTGGTATCACAATACCGGATCAGATGAGTACGAGGAATACCTTAACGACTTTCAGAACTTACATCCTAATGACGAACCTGAAGAGGAATGGGCATGGTTAGAAACCAGATACACGGAATTCATCAGTGAATGCAACGATAAGGCTTACGAAGCTTATAGAGATGAACAGATAACCGCTTAAACTAAAACAATACAATAACCAAGGACAACTAATGTTTACAAACCCGATCAACAAAAAGCAATATTGCGTATCACAATGTGCTAAAGACAAATTCCAGAAACACATAGTTCCACTTTTTACGTGGACTGTAATAATTATAGCTACAAGTGTAGCTGTGTTTTTGTTTGGACTAATTACTCAACAAGTACAAGTATGGTTTCTTAGTGGATTAACTTCCCTATCCCTACTTAGCGTACTACCGGTATTTCACATTTTACTTACAGGATTAATTGCTGCAGCCTTCATTGCAGTTATTTTTATTATGTTAACTATAGTAGGTGTAGCACTTTACGAAGCTAACAATAAACTAAACCACTGGTGTAACACTAAGTATGAGAGCAAATACAAGAAAGACTGTGTACTATTCGAGGAATGTACAGAATAACGTACAACCAAAGGAGATCACATGAAACTACTTTATATACTAGGTATTATCCTGGCTATCACATATACTCAATTACGAGCTAACCCAACTGAGTTATCTCTTGAACTTATCAAGGACCATGAGGGATTCGTATCTTCAGTATACAGAGATGCTAATGGATATGCAATTGGCTACGGTACTAATTTATCTTACATAACTAAAGCCGAAGCTGAGTACTTACTAGTGTCACGACTATTCGTAGTTGACCAGGACCTAGATCGACGATTTCCCTGGTACTCTAATTTACCTTATGTACCTAAATCTATCCTACAGGATATGGTATATAATATGGGTATTAGTAGATTCAGCACTTTCAAGAAGATGCACACACAACTATCTAGACAAAATTGGGTCAAGGCTGCATTGGAAATGAAAGCATCACGTTGGTTCAAGCAAACTAAAACTAGAGGCGTCTATTTGTATAATATGATGCGCAATCACAAGGATAACTAATGGACAATACGTATAGAAGAATGCTAATTGATGCAATAGTCGGTAATAGTCCTAGCTATGATGCAATGTCAACAGACGAAATATCGAAATGCGGATCTTATTCAGGAGGCTTTAAAAGCGAATGGACTTGGCACAGAAATGAATTAGCTAAGTTACCAAATGACTCCCTGGAACTGGTATATAGTAGAGTCAAAGAATGGTACAACAAGGATAACTAATGGATAACATAATTACTGCAACATTGTTTAGTATATTTGTAGGATTAGGTTTAGTAATATACTTTGCTGTCGAGAGGGCTAATGCCCATACATCAGCTATTGAACAGCATTGCACTGAAGTACCAAACTTATATACGGATGACTACACTAAATCAGGTTCTCAACTTCGACCAGTATACCGCTGTATCAATTACCCAAAGGATAACTAATGAAACTAAGCACATTTTTAAAAGATAATAATTGTTATGATGAGTTTGTAGAAAACTTTGATGAAGATGATAATGATTATTGGTTAGAAAATATTAGCTGTTCTATCACATCTGCTTTCAGCTGGAAAAACACTCCACAAGGTGATGTTTATTGGGATAATATTGATGATAAATGGGATGATATAGAAAACAAAGAAAATGATATGTTGTGGATATTAGAAAAGAATAATTCACACTACAACAAAGTAACATCAAATGATGAATTAATTATAGGTGAGTACTATTGGTGTGTGTCTAAACTATTTGATAGTCAGCGTATTGAAATTGTTCGTGAAACAAGTGATAGGAAGATTATTGGGGGTATATGGGCTTTTGAAGAGAATAGTCAAGTACTAGAAAAATATGATATTTATGGTCCAATAACTAGACCTACTACGGTAAAAGGATAACTAATGCCACGCAAACATGGAGTCTTTCTTGGGCGTTTTCAGCCCTTTCACACCGGTCATCAATCTATCATTGATCACATTATCGCAGACGGGTTAGAGCCTGTAATATTAGCTGGATCAGCGCAAGAATCATGCAATGTAAAGAACCCTTACTCGGTAGAGGATCGTACATCTATGATTAACCTTGTATATCCAAACATCAAAGTAATTTCTATAGAAGACAGAAACTGCTGGGATGAATGGTATTCATTACTGAAGTCAACACTACAAGAACAAATAAGTGAAGACTTGGACGAAATAACAATCTATCTGCACGAAAAGTTGGAAGACCTACAAAACTTCACTTTTAGGGGTGTAGATTATCTTGATGAGTCATATTGTAAGATGTACGAAATCGACGGCTTACACACAACTAGTTTACCTATATCTGATATACCGATTAGAGCGAAGTTAATTAGAGAAGACCTAGAAGCTAACAAACACTATTTACACCCAAGTGTGTATAATTATATAAAGGATAACAAATGAAAAACAACATCTTAAACCTAGCCGATAGCTACAAATACTCCCATGCTAACCAATACCCAGCTAATACAGTATCTATGTATGACTACATGGAATCTAGAGGTGGTGTATACCCAGCAACAGTATTTGTAGGACTTCAATACTATATTAAACAGTATTTAATGAGTATACCTACGCAAGAAGAAGTAGATAAAACTAGGGACAGGTGTCAAGCGCACGGTGTGCCATTTGATTATGACGGTTGGTCTTATATCGTGCAATTAGGTTACTTACCTATTAAGATCAAAGCAGTTGATGAGGGATCGCTAGTCCTAACTAAACATGTACTTATGACTATTGAATCTACAGACCCTAAAGTACCATGGATAGCAGGCTTTACTGAAACGATACTTATGAAATTATGGTATCCAACTACGATAGCCACTAAATCTTACTATGCTAAACAAATGTTAGAAAAATACGGTTCACCTGAATGGGCACAATTTGCATATCACAATTTTGGAGACAGAGGTTCTAGTTCTGTTGAAGCTGCAGCTATCGGCGGATTTGCACACTCTACACAATTTATGGGAACTGATAACTTCAACTCATTAGACTTCTGTGAAGAATTTTACGGAGCAGGCATCGCTGAGTCATATTCAGTATTTGCTACTGAGCACAGCTCAACTACTTCATATGGTAGAGATAATGAAGAACAATTTGTATATGATCAATTATTAACTAACCCAGATGCGCCTATTATGTCATTCGTGGCAGATAGCTATGACGTATATGCATTCACTGAATTCTGTACCCATCCAGACTCTAGGATTAGAAAACTAATCGAATCTAGACCAAATCAGAAATTCGTCTTAAGACCTGATAGTGGTCATCCTATTAATGTCATCAAGCAAATGTTAGCTATAATGGTCAACAATGATTGTTTTGATACAGATATAGAAGGCAAAGCACTTTCAACAAACTTTGGTATTTTATGGGGTGATGGTATTACACCGCACACTATAGAAACTATTCTTAAAACATTTACTACTTATGAAACAATTCCAGCACCAGATCAAACATCAACACAACCTTTTGCTGCTGAAAACTTTGTATTTGGCTCAGGTGGTGATTTAATGCAGAATGTTAATAGAGATACTCAAAAGTTTGCTATTAAATGTAGTTCTATTACTAGACGGTATGATGACCCAATCTGTAAAGATGGTCAATCAGGATACATTTATGAAGACATAGACGTCTACAAAGACCCAATCACGGACCATGGTAAAGCATCCAAGAAAGGTAAAGTAACTACTTGGTTCGATACTGAAACTAAGGAATACATCGCTGGAATTGTTGGTAAGCAACCAAATATGCATTGCGTAGAGGCACTGAGTGTAGTGTTTGAGAATGGTAAACTGCTTAAAGAAACAACATTAGCTGAAATCAGAAACTGGGGTAACTAATGCCAATATCTAAAGAATTATTAAGTGAAGTATTAGGCTGTAAACTTGATATTGACGAACAGCTTCAGCCTAATGAGATTGAATATATTGAAAAAGTAGGAAGTAGGCTATATTATAGGTATATCAACATCTACGAACTAGCTAACAAATGTAAAGAATGGGCTTATACTAAGAATTACTTTTTGTTTTCAGGGCATGGTGCAATATCCGCGTCATGTGAAGTAAATCATCGCACAGCTTCACCTGGTAAAATAAACCCACAAGAAATAGTTTTAGCAGATACAGAATCAGAAGCAGTATTCGAAGCATGTCAATGGATATTAGAGAATAAGGAGAATTAAATGAAACCAGTTTTCATACACAAGCAAAAACCGTTAGTTGAACCTAAGTTCTTGACTAAAGACGCTCAGCTAGTTACTTACACTAGAGGTGACAAACTAGGCAAGCAGCACCAATGGGAAGTCGGGACAGGACATGACACTGTTCACATCTTAGTTAATAATATCGATCATAATGAATTATTACTAGTTAAGCAAATTCGTATTCCTGTTCTGATCAATCAATCAGACCACTCAGGAGAAGTAATTGAATGTTGTGCAGGCCTTGTAGACAAGTACAGTTCTTGTACAGATGACTACAGAATACCGAAAACGGCTATCGAAGAAATGCATGAGGAACTAGGTTACCTAGTACCAATTAAACGATTAGTGCCTATCACTACTACACTTAATGCTGTGGGTACCAAAGGTAGCAAATCACACCATTTCTACTGTGAAGTAGCTGATACTGATTATATAGGTCAGAAACTATCACCTGATGAAGATATCGAAGCGTATTCACTTGACTACATTGACGTATTTCCATTCCTGAATGAAGTAACTAATACTGACAGTACAACTCGTATGCTGCTGCAGTGGTGGCTACTTAACAAAATCAAAGAATAGAGGCTTTAATTAGCTTCTGTTGTAATAATTAAGCCTATCAAAAATCTAGAACCATCTGCATAGTACGCAGTTTAAAATAGTATGTTTGATTTATTTTTTTTTAACACGGAATTTATAGAGCCATGTAGGCTTAATTATTACAACCAACCAAGGATACAACAATGACACACCATGAGCAAAAAATTACCCAAATAGTAATAAAAAGGTATAACTTAAATGAAACTCTGTTGGCTGCACAGAAAGTAACTTACAAGCAAATATATGAATTAGATAAGCTGTATGAAGAACTAGGTATATTACTAGAGTCAAATCCTACTACTACAAAATCTCACCGTACTGTAGTGGAAAATATCACAGAGCTTGAGTTTAAACTGCAAGATAATTGGAATTTTCCAAGAAATATAGCATTTCATACGTACACTATGGAGCTAAACGGTTGCCTTTGTCCAAAAATGGATAACGCAGAACGTGTAGGATTTACTGAAACCAGAATAATAACAGAATCATGCCCATGGCACGGAGGATACAACAATGAATGAAGGAACTAGAATTGGGAACATTAGTTTTCGTACAACACGCGCAATTGGACCAAACCAGGTAGAGTATTGTGAATTAGTTAAGTGGGAGCCTAATCAGTCTACTGAGGGCGAGTACTGTTATACACTAGCAAAATGGGACATAGGTAGCGAAGACTACTACTTATCTTTTTGTGGTAACAGGCCTTTTGACTTGGATAGCGCAGAACAGCTAGTTTTTTGGCAATTAGCTAATTACGGTCAAAAACTAATGGACGCTGCATTCGTTTTAGCAGGTTTTGCAGAGGATAACTCATGAATACAATATATGGAATTCACGGCAAGTTCATATGGCACGTAAGTTATTGGATGTATTATCCAGATAACTACTTCGATACACCAGTAGCAGTAACTGACTGGAAACAAGCAATCAAACTATTTTTTACAGGAGCAGAATAATGGCACAATTTGAAACAGTACAAGAACTAGCTAACTGGGTAGTAAATAACACTAACTCAAGTCAAATACAAGAATTTTACGAATTTAATGATAATAACCAATCCTACCATAAAGAACACGTAGTCTCTGCAGAATTTGATAAATTACCGGATTTGGCTACTAAATTATTTGTTATGGGTGTGTACGCAAGTAGCTCCCGAGTATGGCTAAATATCACACAGTCAGCCAAGACGCCAGTTTACGACTTAGCAGAAGACTATTGTAAGGAATTTATCACACATCCTCCAGGGGGATGGGGATTTTCCGGTAAACTTGAGGGTATAATAAAAGCTATTCCTGACGACAAACTTAAAGACTACGCAACAACCTCTGTACTTAAAAAAGAACGATCTAGGCGTAGAGAGCTAGAATTTAATGCTACTAAACCTAATCTCAAACTTGACATGTTTAGTTATACAGTTTTCGAAAACTTTCTTAAGTCGAAGAAGTATATTACAGGCGTAGATGCGGTTAACTACATGTCAGAAATATTACCATCAACGTATATAAATAATAACTACACTCAAGCAGAACTTGACATTAAAGTTAAATACATGAACCTAATTTGGAATAAGGCTAGGACAAAAACTAATCACCTTATTAGCACTATTAGGGATTGTAGATCAATAGACTGCACTAATCAATCAGACTTACCTTTTAAATATATATGGTATGAAACTGCATTAGCGGATGTTGATGATAATAATGTATGCGATAACATAGCATTTTCAAATGACTTTTATAACTCCGTAGCACGTAACCACAAATTACCGGTATCTACGTCTATACTAGCTGTGTATTCAACTGACTACATGTACGTTAGTGGTGTAACTAAACCTAGTAAACTGGACGATAGAGAGGTTAACCTGCTAAGGGATAAGCTAGTAGTACTTAATTACCTTTTAAGTACTAACACAAATGGTAAATATTACTTAACTACCGCTAGAGATCAACTACTAGAAGTCTTTAACAGTGGTCTAGTATCAGATGAGTTACGTGACAAAATATCTACAGACAACGCGTTTTCTGCTTATGAAACAACAATGAAACAACTAAACAAGGAACAATAATGAACCCATTAATTACAACAGTACTAAAAACAAATATCTCAGGTCAGCTTGCAGGAGCTGATATCGGTGGCGGAGTATGCCTAGTAGGACCTCCAGGAATCGGTAAAACACAATCTATGTACGCATTAGGTAAAGAACTTAATATGTCAGTTATTCATATCTCATTACCAGAGGCAACTATTGAATCCGCATCAGGGATTCCTACGTTCAAACCAGCGCCTAATATGGATAAGTATTCTACTGCAGGTGTAACTGATTCTCAATCAACTCAATGGTCTGTACCTGAACTTATAGCTAACTGTAATAACGCAGCAGAAACTGGTAATGGGGCAATTTTATTCCTTGACGATTTACATAAAATTCCTAAACCAGTTGAGCCTTACCTATATTCACTATTAGGTGAGCGTAAGCTAGGTAATTACAAATTATCGTCTAAAGTGGCCATCATGGGCGCAATGAATGATTCAGAAGAAGCAGGATTTGAAGGACTAGAAGCTCCTATCAAGAACAGGTTCTCTCTTATGAAGATTGATTTCGATTTCAATTACTGGTTTGATAATTTTGGTAACAGATTACATCACTATGTAGCATCGTACTTAAAAGCTAATCAAGGTGACATAGTTGGTACAGAATCTACTGACTTAGAACAATTTGAATCTCCTAGGTCTTGGACGTACTTAGCTAACGAAATCGGATTACACTCTACAGAGTTTGTAAACGATAACATAGAAATGTTAGCTAGGATGAAAATATCTAACGACGTATCTAAAAAGCTGTATGAACATGTTACTTATATCAATAAGATTGACTTCGATAACGTAGTTAAATCACAAGCTATGCAATCAATCTCACAGCTTAAGGAAACTGATAAAGTACTATGGGCTTATATAGTTAACTATATCCATACACCAACTGATGCGGCATATTTAATTGATTTAATTAACCACAATAGTAACGATGTAACAGCTCAGAACTTTATCGGATACTTATCAGGGCAGATTTACATTAAATTTGTTATGTCATCTCAAGAGGGTATAGCTATTACAGCAGGACAACAAATCCTAATAGAGAAATTCTTAGGTAATTACAATGAAGCTAATCACAAATTAACTAAGAAAGAGAAAGAGTTACTAGAAACTAAAGTATTAGCTAATCAGTCTAAATTACTGGACACAGTAAGTGACTATATACATTAATTATGGTATAATACCGTATAAATAAAGGATACACAATGAAATACGAAAAATTTATTAAACAAGCCGAAGAGACAATCTTTAAAGACATTATGAAGAACATTAATATTCTTATGCAACAAGAGAAAACATCATTCCTATCGACGGGTATGATACTTAAGTTAGGTGTAAATATTTCAGCAGTACAGGATGATAATACTACTGTCACTAAAACACTATCAATAGAAGACTTAGATAATCAATTCATTTCATACATAAATCCAGATAACCCTTCAACAGTTGAGTTTAAGTTTGTGTATAAAGACGAAAAACACCTTAAGCACCTACTTAGAATCATAGAGAAGAAACCTTTACTGTTCTCATACCACTACCTAAGAAACATGCATAGCATTATACTTAAGCATGGTACACTAGCTCATACTCAGTCATTAGCTAGGGTTATTGGCGATAAGCAAGATATCCATATGCTAGTAGAAATTGCTAACGACCAGGTAATAAGACAAAAAATGCGTGCTATACTAAATGTCTTAGCACCAGCTACTAAGGCTATTAATGAACTTAATAGCCTTTACCCAGCGCCGTCATCAGACCTAAGTGCAGAAGATATTATCAAAGAAATAGCTTTTTCTGCTCCAACGCTGAAAGTGACTAGTATCAAGAAGTACTTAAAGAAAGTAAATATTAACGGTAAACATTATGTTATACCTGAAAAAGTATCTCACGGCTGTAACCCTGACCTCGGTGAATATGGGTATCAAACAGGCCTAGGCAAAGTTGACGCTTCTATTACATCATTAGCTGATCAATTACATAACGATATCTCATCTAACTGTAAGGGTACTGGTGTAGGTGACCTATTTGCTGCTACATTTGACTCTGTTAAAGTAGACACATCATGGTTTAAGAAACTAGCTAAGTCTTTTCACAGAGTGGTTTATCATAGAACTAATGAGCATGAGGCTACTTGGGCAGGTTTAAACAATACCTATAGGCATATCTATTCAGCACCTAAGCACAAGCACATAAAAAAGACTATTAAGCTAATCTTATCTATTGATAACTCTGGCTCAATGTCATATAGTGATTTACAGAAGTTATTAGGTCTATTTGAAAAACAGTCTAAAAGAATTAGCGAAATCATTGTATTACCACATACTTCAGCTGTACTGAAAGAATTCACACTTCAAGCAGATGATAGTATTGCAGATGACCCGATGTTCAGAAAAGCAATCGGTACCAGACACGGAAATGGCGGTACATCTCATTTGGATGTATTCAAGCACATAGCTAACCTAAAAGTAACTAATCCTACAGAATACCTATATATGTCGTTTTCTGATAACTATTCAGATATTGAAGATACATTCTATAAGTACCCAATCATGGGTAAATTAACTTGCTACTGGGTATCACCATCCGATGGTAGACCGGTAGACACAACTAAAGTACCAGGAACTAATGTAGTTATCCCTTAGCGATAACTGCCTTCTCCTGGGCAATTAAACAGGAGCATTAAATGACTACACTAACTAACTCAGAGTTAACTAAACTCAATCAACTAACTAGTATTTCCGTAGAACGATTAGATACCGCAGGGAATCAAATTATTCTTAGAGATACTGCAAATAATCTACAAGTATTCTTTTCATACAACACTAAGATAGCTGCTAAAATAAACAATAAAGTAATTATCTACCCAGCATACGACTACTCAAGAACGACTGGAAAATACAGAAATATATTCTTAGATGAAGTGAAAGCGGACACAGAGAAGAAATTAAAACTAGGTACATACCTATACATAGAAAAGGGCAAATAATGAATGACTTTGATTTTATACTTAAGTACAACAAAATAAAAGAAGCGCAATACGTTAAAGACTACGAATCAGCCGTTAGGCAAAACACCTTACACGGGATTGATAGTAGCTCACCAACAAGAGAACTTGAACATACTTTCATGTTAGCTACATATGCTTATGAACGTCTTAGAGAGAAGTCTTCAAAAGAATTACCAGACTTTATAGAGTACTCATTACGTAACCAGGCTACAGAACTTATGCTACGGTACTTCAAACATCAATCACCAGATTTACCAACTTACGAACGGATGATGGAAGTATTCCAACACACTACGCATGTTGAAATGCCAGGCAATTCTGGTGATATTATAACTAATTTTTCTACCGTAACAGAGGATAACCCTACTAATTTTACTGTTAATTGGAGAATGTATACAGACTCATTATATAGCTATTTAACTGGACCTTTACCTACCTCGGGTAGACATTATGCTAACAGGGGTAACGGTAATGAGTATCTAACTAAAATTATACAACTACAAAACATAGTTAACCATTTGCCAAACAAGAGTATTAAGTACAAACATATTAATGAATACATGGATGAGTTATACACTAAGTTACCAGAAGTCGATGATAAACTAGTTGAACTTGACTACTACAGCAATTGTCTATTAACAGTATCAAACCAAATTAAAGCTAGGATCTAACTATGGAATGGACTCATAAAAACCTGCCTGTAGACACTATACCTGATGACGTATTTGGGTTTGTTTACGAGCTGACGTACAAATCAGGGCTGAAGTACATTGGTAAGAAGCAAGTTCACTCATACAACGAGAAAACTGCACTAAAATCTGGCAAACCACGTAAAGGGCATATCAAGTTCCTTAACCGCATCAAGAAGAGCAAACGTGTAGCTATGGAATTAGTTGCCACAGAATCTAAATGGCGCAACTACGAAAGTAGCAGTAAAGATATTGACCCTGAAGATAAAGTAATAACTAAAACTATTTTATTCTATTCACACAAAAAGCAGTATTTATCTTACCTTGAGGATAGAGAACTATTTAAAGTAGAAGCGTGTATCAACGATAACTACTACAATAAAAACATAGCTGGGAGATATTTCAGCAATTTACTAGACGATAAGGAGTAATTGATGAAGGTAACTAATTTACCGTGGCTATATGCCAAATACAATACAAAAGAATTTATACTTAACATAGTAGATATCTTACCACCACCTAACCCAACTTGGACCCAAGACGTATGGGAAGTTAGTATACTTGGTAATATACACTACATGGCAGCTCCACAAAATACTAAATTTTATGAAGCTGCTGGAAAGATAGAAGTTTCTACCTCTATTAAAGTAAGATTAGCGGACAACGGTAGATTCAGTAGCTCTAGCGCACCTTTCAGGTTAGAGTATATATCTCATGTAAAAGCCGAAGTTAAACCTGACGTAGTAGTCACAATCACTGATGATGATGATGACAAACCTAGAATTACTAATTTACACGAAGTCAAAACTGGAACTAAGGATATTAGTTTTGATGCCTGTGCGAATAAAAGGTTCTACGGACTATACGTATTACCAGAAAAAGGCAGGGAAAGCTACTTAATCCTTATGGATGAGTCTGGAACTGCTCAATTAATCTCATATGACCAGAGTACAGTAACTGTAACTGCTCCTTACGAACCTTTTACCGCTGTAGTAACTATTAAACAAACTAAACGTAAAAAATCAGTAAAGGTTATCAGTACAGACTCAACTACAGTTGCCGACGAATCTGAAATAATTGAAGCTATGAAGAAATCTTTAGGTGTTTCTATCTTATATAATAACTTCCTTAGGAAGAAACGACATCAATCAGATACAGAACCTGCACAACTGCCTGTAGTTGAACCAGCAGTAGACGACGTACCAGACTTTGACAGTACTAAACAGGTTGTCGATTGTAGTCCAACTATTAGTATAGGTAACTATACATTCAATAACCCAGACTTCAAATGCAGACTACTAGAGATAACTGATGATATTATTGTAGGGTATGTTAGAAACGCTAATAACGATGTTATATCAACTCAGTGGCTGTTAACTGGTGAATGTAAATTCCACAATGACTATGACTTAACTATGTACAGATCATTGCAAACTTACACAGTACTAGCTACTAAGTCAATAACTGAATCTACTACAGTAGAGGCTGCGTCTGAAGCAGAAGCATTAGCTTTAGCTGATTCAGCTTACACTGATTACACATGGGATCATGTTGACGGTACTGATTCAGTAGGTAATTTCGAAATATCGAACTAAGGAACTTAAATGCTAAACGAAAAACAACAACAAGTATACGACAGGGTCATTAAAGAACGGGCTCCTATAACTTACTTGACAGGTGAAGCCGGTACCGGTAAGTCATTCACAGTATCACAAATTATTCATGATATACCTTCAATACTAACAGCATCTACACATAAAGCTAAATCAGTTTTATCACAAATGACGGGTAGACCTTCTCAGACTGTACATAAGTACTTTGGATTTCGTTTAACTAACATTAACTATAAACAGGTACTTGTTCAGAATGGTAATCACGATCTAAAGGAAACAAGACTTTTAGTTATTGATGAAGTATCTATGCTACCTGACAGAATACTCACTGCAGCTCTAGAAGCTTTAGGTGACTCATATGATCAACTACTATTTGTAGGAGATCCTATCCAGCTACCAGCAGTATCTAATAAACCTAAATTAGCTAAACTCGCCAAACATCAGATCAATTTGACTGAACAGATGAGACAACAACCGTGCGATAAGCTAGCTTCATATATGGATACATACCGTACAGCAATAAAGGAAGGTAATTTACCTGAATTAGGTACAGAAGCTCCAGCTATTGAGTTAATCGATGACCACAAGGTATTTTGCCGTAAGTACGTAACCTGTGAGGGTAATAAGAAGATTATTGCTTATAGAAACAACGTGGTGGAGAAGTATAACGCTAATATCAATGACGGTGATACATTCAATATTGGAGACGCTGTAATACTGGATAAACCAATCGGTCAAATTGCACACAACCAGGATGTAGTAATAATAAACGACTTAGAGGAACTGGACGACTACTATTCTATACGAGTAGTAACCGATAATGGCAGCATGTCTTGGATTAGGCACTATAAGGCTTCTTCTAAGTTGACTAAACTGTTAGGTGAATTGCAACTAGAAGGTAACGAAAACGGTTACTGGGACTTATTTGATAAGTCATTTAGACTTAAACATGTGTACGCTTCAACTGTACATAAATCACAAGGCGAATCAATTGACTACGTATTCTTAGATGCACTAGATATTGTAAATGCTTATGAAACACCTAAATCTAAGTATAACAACCCTATTAATCTTGATCTAATGTTGAGATTGTTATACGTCGGTATCAGTCGAATGAAGATTAAATGTTACATATACACTGGTGATGACGACAGGGGCAGGTGGTATAATATTTTACAAGAATCAGCTGAACAGGCAGAACGTAATCTTAAGCGAAAGAAACCAATTAAGAATCAGGAATTATCGCAAGAGGATAATATACCACAACCAAAATTTATCATATGAGGAAATAAACGATGAGAGAGATTAAGTTTAGATATTACTTTAACGTAGATTTACCAAACCGTAAAACATTTCACAGAGATGCTACCCTGAATCAGATAGAAGACAGAAAAGCTTTTAATGGTGTAGTGGGTTGGGGTAATTGTAAATATAAA